TGTTACTTGCCCTACATTTGTATTAATTGTGTGTTCGACAACATTGATAGTGATATTACCATCTGCAGCAATATCCACGGCTCCTGCACTTCCTGTTAACTGTGTTCCAGTTACAGGTGCATTAGCATTACCTGTTAAATCTTCTTCGCCGATATTTGCATTAAGTTGAATACCAGTAACATCTAGATTTGCATCTGCCGTTACTGTTTCATCACCAATTAATGATTGTAGTTCTTGTCCTAATACGGATTGATCAACACCGATTGAAATAGATACAGAACCAATACCTGTTGAAAGTGCATCAGTTAAATTTCCACTACCCCAAGCAAATTCACCCCAGGCTTGTTGGCCCCATGAATCTCCAAAAGTTACATCAATGCCATTATCACCCCAGGCTTGTTCGCCCCAATTATTGGATCCCCAGGGTGATTGTGACATTAAAAACTCCTTAGCTAATTCTTAGAATAGCAGCAGAAGTCGTGAATGCAGGGAATTGTATAGTGAATGTTCCAGCAGTTGCAGTTTTGTCTCCACCGAAATCTAACACACAAACCGCTTCAGTAGTACCCGTACCACCATTAGTTGTTGTATTATAAATTAAAGCACCTCTTGCAGTAAGAGTTACTCCAGTAAAAGATAAATTACTAAAATTAGTAATTGCAACGCCTGAAGATACTTTCACTCCAGAGTTAACTAAAGCTTTACCACCTGCAGTATATCCTGCTGGTGAAGATACTTCACTTGTTGTTGCGTAGTTAGTTGTTGATTCTCCTAATATAGCAGAAGAGTCATACATTGCTAATTTGAATGTATCACCTCCAGCTGAATCAAAATCATGTTCACCTGCTAGTAATTGTTTTTTAAATGAATTGCAAATTGCATTTGTTGTTATTGCCATAATTATTCTCCTTTATTAATTTTATGGTGATGGCGAATCTACTTTAACTCTAGGAACACCATCATCAAATTCTGCACGTCTTCTTCTTCCCATTTGTTGAAGAGCAAAATTCTGTATCTCTTCATTATACTTACTTTTATATAAATTGTACATATCCATGGGTCCTTTTAAATAAGAAAAAGCTTCAGTTAATACACCGTGTAGTAACATTGATTCTTGGTATGTTGAAAGAAATGTATTGTTAGAAGATGTAAATTCTGGTGGATCTGTAATGTAATTAATTTGTATAGTGTATGCAGAATCTGGTGTTGGAGCTACAAGAATATTATTTTCATCCCAATTTGCCCAATATTTAGGTAAACCAGTTGCTCCACCGTTATTATATTCAGATATAAAACTTGTGTCTCTTTTCTCTAAAAAAGTTCTATCACTTCCGTTAATTGCTTGAACGGATCTCATAATAGTTAAATCAGCAGGTAAGATAACGTATCGATTACCACTTGTGAATGTTGATGTAGAGTATTTTCTTAAATCATCATAATCAACTTTACCTGCAACATCGAGTTCAACCGATCTGATAAAATCTTGAATGATTGCATCAGTTAATACATTACTATCGACTTCAGTATAATCTCTAACTTGAGTTAAAAAAGCTGCATGAGTAATAGCCATTATGATATCTCCACGGTTACTGATCTAAGTTGAATAGATAATTGTCTTCTTCTATTTTGTAGTGATGGATCTGCAGGAATCATTTCTGAAGTCCCTTGATTACTAAATGCAAAATCTCCTGGTAATTCTAAATCTGCAACACCAACTGATGCTCCACCAGAATCTGCAAATAAACCTGCTATTAAAGTAGGTTGTTGAAATCTTTGTGATCTTGGATTTTTTAAAGCTATTGCATCTGCTTTATGGTATGGTGGATCCAGTTGTGGATGCTTTGGTTCATACTCAGATATATGAACTATAGAACCATTCCATTCTTTGACCATTTCTGTATATGGAAATGCTTGTCCACTTCTATCCGATATAGCTTGTGATTTTTTACCTCTTGCATATGACATTACACACCATCTCCAAAGTAAGTTTGAGGTGATATATAAACAGAAGTTCTAGAACCATCTTCATTTAATGCTCTTAATAACTCATCCTCATACAATTGTTTTAAAACTTGTATTCTATCTGGTGCTTTCTTTTGAGATAAATAATAAGCAAGACCTGCACACATACATGGTAAAAATCTATAAGCAATATCTGCAGTATTTGTAAATGCACCTGCATCTTCTATTCTGTTAATTGTATAATATTTTAAAGTTGTATATGTTGTTGCATCTGGAGCTAGATATAAACTAATTGTTGGTACTGTTTGTCTGTTCACATAATATTGTGAAGGTTGTCCAGTTGCTAATTTGTTTGGTAAAGCAGCATATGCTGATCTATCAATTTTTGTAAGTGAAATATCATTAGTAGATGAATTATCTCCTGCAGCTGCAGTTGTAGAAATGTATGCTTCTAATACATCATTAACATCTGTTGGAGTATTATAAGTTGCAGTTCCTGCAGTTAAGGCTTGTTCATTGAGTTGAACTTTCCAAAGGTGAATACCTCTGTTTCCCCATTCAGCAAATAAAAGATTTAAACTTCTTCTGGCACTTCTTATATCATTACCACTATTGGTTCGCATACCACATCGTTCATATGCTTCCTCAATAATATCATCGATCTGTAAATCGAATGTTGTGGTTCCTGATGTTGCCATAGTTCATTACATTAAATCTTTATAGTAATCCATAGATTTACCAGGGATTAAATCTTCATCTTGTAGACCCATACCAGAAGTTCTAGCTGCGCCATAACCTTGCTTCATTTCACCACCCATAGATTTTTTCGCTACCTGTTGCTCAGTTGCTTTTTGATATAAATCTTTCATAGGAAGTTTCATACCATTTTCTTTGGATAATAAATTCATACCTGGAGAAGCAGATGCTTTTTTCTTCATAGTTTTTTTCAAAAGACCTGCACCTAAACCTGCTGCAACTGCAGCACCAAGAACAGCTTTCATTGGTTTTTTCATTTCGCCACCTTTAGATTTTTTTATTATCTCCATAGTTTTTTTAGCTGTTGCGGCTGCTGGGCTAGCTGCACTTCCTAATTTTTTAAGAGCATCTTTAAGTTTTTGTTTTGTTTCTGAAGAATCTGGTTTAGTATTTTTAATACGATTCTCTAATAATTTTTTAAGTCTAGCTTTTCTAGTAGGGTCGTTAGACATTTTTTCAGCTTGTTCTGGAGTAGGTCTAAACAACATATCTTTTGGAAATTTCTTAACAGTCTCTCCACCTTTGTTAGCTTTCATCATGCTTCCTTTTTTAGCATAACCCATTTTATTTCTTACATCTGTAGGTAGTTTACCTAGTGATTTCTTTTTGTCCGCTGGGACTGGTTTTAAATTCTTCATAATTCTCCTTAAAATTTTATATGTCTATCATACCACCGTAATATCGCTTAGTAAACGTCTTGACGTTAGTGGGTTTAGGACCCACATTACCGGCTGCTCTTTTCCTCGCAACAGCAGAACGCTTTTCTGATTCGGTCATTCGGCTTGCTTTTGCAGCAGGCACGCATTTGGGGTACTTTCTGTTTGATCCATTTGCAGATTTTCTTCCACATTCTTTGTATCCTCCTCCTTTTTTAGGTGCAGATATATCTACCCATTTTTCTGAGAACCATTTATTTAGTCCTCCTTTTTTAAATGTTTTACTAAAATTAAATCCTATATTTTTGCTTTTACCAGTTTTACTTCCTGTAACTCCAAAAGATGAATTTTCACCTTGTCTTGTAATACCTAGTTCTAAAGTACTATTGATATTACCTTTTTCTTTTTTTAAAATAGGTTTTTCAGCCCCAACATTAATTGAAGTTTTTCCTTTACCAATACTTAAATCTACTCTTGGTACACTTACTTGTTCATCTTCATAAACATTTACACCACCACCAATTGTAGTTCCTTTTAAAGATTTTTTTAAATAATCTGGTATGCCTGTTTTTTTTCCCATTAGAATACGCCTTTGAACCCTTTACCTTTAATCGCGGCTCCAGTTCCTCGGACCTCGCCACCTTGGTTATAATTCTTAGCACCCTCTGGTCTCATATATGTTTCTGGAAATTCTTTTGCAGGATCAAATTTTTTACCATCAACAATAAACGGATCTCCAACATATGTAATGTTCTTATCTCCCATAGCCATCTCTCTAGCTTTAGGCATTTCTTTTTTGTCAGCTTTTTTCTTAGCTGCAATTAACATGTTACGTTTTCTTTGTTCTTCAATTTTTCCTTTTGGTGGATTTGATGCTACTGGTCTTACACCTTTTTTTGTGCTTTTTTGTCTATCAATTTTTGCCATAAATTCTCCTGTCTTAGCTTTCTTTGGTCCCCAATCTTTTCTTTTAGTACCAGATGGGTCTTTTATTTTACCTGCACAAATTTTAGAAGCATATGCATTAGCATACGCACTTGGGTATACTTTGAATTTTCTTTTAGCGGCCGCTTTGCCTCTAGCACATAGTTTAGTCATAGTGTCTAAGCCTTGTTAATTGTACAATGTAATTTATTGTACCATTATTTGCTTATACAGTAAACGTCTTGGCTAGTGGGTTTTTCTTACGTTTGATAGCTTTAATAACTCTTTGTTTCTTTTGCTTCTCGTCTCTGGCACCTCTTAGTTTGCCTTCGACTTGTTTTGATATTTGTCCTCTACCTATTGTCATACTAAATCTGTCGCTTTCCCTATTACTGGTTTATATTTTGTTTTACCATTTTCATCTCTGTATGCAAGTAAAAATTGTTTTCTACCTTTTTCTGGTACATAAGATACGTGGCACCATCCACTATTAGGCTCTCCTGGAACATAGTATTCTAAAATCATTTGGTCATAATCTAAGTTTTTATAAACCCAATCACAAACTTCTGCATTGTCTTTTCCTGGACACTCGAAATCAACGGCTTCAGCTTTGGCATGTTGTGAATTAACTGAACTACCTATTTTTACACAAAGATTAGGTGACCTAAATCCCGAGGTCACGATTACAGGCCCGAAATGGTCACGTACGGGTTGAAGTATATTTTCACACAGTCCTTTTAACTTTTCTATTTGATTTGCATTAGGATTATTATCGATATTTAAACGAACTGCAGTGTCCGATTTGATTAACTCTTGAAGAGTAAAGTTTCTTGAAAGGTTCATTATTTCGGTTGAATAATTTTATTTATACTATAACTTCCATCTACGTTCTTGTAAAGCTCGGCCTCTACCTCCCCACACATAAATACTTTGTTTTCCATTCCCATATTTCTAGTGGCTTCTCGTTTCATTTTAAGACAGGTAGATAAGCTGTCTTGTATTCTGTGTTCTACAAGCTCACCATTTATAAATAAACATAATGCAAATACTAATTTTATCATTAATGATTCCCATTTAATTTACCAATATTAGCTCTTACAGAATCTTTTAACTTTTCTGTATCAATTCTTAATCGTTCTACATCCATTTGTAGTCTTTCAATATTAACTCTATTGTTCATCATACCATCAACTCTTATCGTTAATTTTTCTAATCCTTCTGCAATATGTTCAAGTAACATAAACTGCTCTTGGTCTATTGGTTTTTGTGCAGAAGCTTCTAATAAGTCTTGTTCAAATAATTTATTAGCTGTCTCCAATGCGTTTAATCTTTCAATTACACCGAAGGCAAACCATGCGCCTACAATCACTGCTGCGACCAATCCTATTAAATTACGTAACGGAAGACCGATACTTGTGTTCTCATCGATTTTTATTGACATGATAGGCACTCATCTGAACCAGAATCTAATTCAGCTAATGCCTCCTCTTTACAATCCTGGCTACAGAATTGATCTAGTTCATCTTTTGGTTGAAACTCTTTTTCACATTGTTTACATTTTTTCATTTATACCCCTTTGTTAACCATTTTATGTATTTCTTAAAAAGTGTTTTAATAAACTTTTTATATTTAAAGTTTATTATTTTAGATATAATATTATCCAACCATATAAAGGCATCGTCAATAGTACCTAAAATTTTATACATAAATTTATCAAACATTATTTACTCGCTATCTTTCCCTTATTAATACCTTCTTTAATAACGTATTTTTGTGTGCCATTAGCACCTATTTCAACTTCTTTTTTTAAATTTTTAAATAATACTTTTTCTTTTTCTGTTTTATCTTTTTGTTTTAAAAAAGACTCAATTGTTTTTGTATCTCTCATAATTACTCCTCTACTTTTTCTTCCATTTGGTAGAACATTTTATCACTATCTTCTGTAACCATGCTAGTATCTTCTGCATCCCAGTATGTAGTTTGGACTTTATAGTCAGGCCAGCTGTTATCAGTAGTGTATGAATTAACATGCCACAAAAGGCGATTGTTAGGCTGAGCAGCATAATTCCCGTTATCAAGCTCCAGTATATGTGCACACTTATGTTCTTGAGGAATTTCAGAGTGTTCCACGTCCAAGATATTAGTGTCTGGATGTGCCCAATCAATTGTAAATAAATATTTGCCATGATAAAACTTTTTGTCTAGTCCTAAAAATTTTCCTTTTAGACCATCCAACCAATCAAAGCAAGTAACACTAGGCCAATAGCTAAAACAGTTCCACAATTCCAATTCGTTCGTCTGCATATTCGGCACATCGGCTCGGTCATACGATTTTTGGAAAAACGCTGAGATAGGCAAACGCCAATAGCACGCACCATTAGGTAACATGATGTTAAATAAGATTGCACGACCTGATATACTTGTGATACTGAAGACCACACAGTCTTCGCTTTCTCCTTGATGTTCTTTAAGATCATAAAGATACTCCTTCCTTATCTTACAATAAATTGGTGGTATGTTAGCATTTAAATAAGACATCTAGCATTTCCATCTTCGTCTAGCCTGTCTTAATCTTGAATTAGGATCCTTAGCAGCTTTAGGGAATTGTTTCATTTGCCCTGCTGATCTTGCACAAAAAGACTTACGTCTCTTTGCAGCTTTTGATCCTGGTTTTACTTTGCCTGTTACGGCAGTTTTTAATTTTGATCCTGGATTTTCTCTTCTGTATCTTTCAACACCGGCTTTGGTCATACCGGCACCAGATTCAGTTTTTCTAAAATATTTTTTGGTTTTAGGGGGTTGAACGTCACCCCCTCTTTTAAAACCAAGTATATCGTTATAATACTTATTCAACATAAGTATTAACCATTCTGACCTGTTAAGTTTGGTCCTGAAAATTTATCAGTTAATAAAGTTACTGCAGTAACATTTGTTGCTGTAGATATATAAACTCCATTTGGAAATAAAATACCATCTTCAGGTAATGAGAAGTTAATCACATCACCAGTAGGAACGTCTGCTGTAAATAAATTTGTTCCTCCAGAAGATGAATCAGTATTTAACTGAACCAATCCAGCACCACCTCCACTTGATGCAACAATAATACCTTTAAGTCTTACAGGTGCAGAAATAACAACAGTTGATGTTGCAGTCCCTGCTACTCTTGTTGCTTGTATATCAGCTTTAGCTGCCATAGTTTTCTCCTTTAAGTGTGGCTCCCGAAGGAGCCACTAATTAATTGTTACGCTGCAAATGCAAACGCACCAGTAACAGCTGCTGCTGCACCAGTGAATTCAGTTGCAATTGTCCATACGCCATCTTCAAAACACATGAAAGCAATTTTGCCACCAGTTGTTAAAAGATTAGTTGCTGCGTTTGCTGGAGTGAAAACTAATTGTGTTTCACCTGCTGCTGAAGTATCAAAAGTTACTTCATTTGCTGCTCTTGATTCAATTAAAGAACCAGTTGCCCAAACGTCAGTTCCAGCTGCATTGAAAGTTAAAGTGTTAGTTCCGCCAGCTGTATCTTTAGCTTGAACGTAAACTGCAATTGCACCTTTAGTTGCTGCTGGTAATGCCACAGCACATGCTGCTGCACCAGTGTAGTCTACAGCTGCAATAATTCCATCAGCGATAGAAATATTTGCACCTGTTGCTGTGTCAGCGAAAAGTAAACCTGTTAAATCAGGCATACCTGAACTGTATCTTGTTGTAACTGCTCCTGTTGTTGAGTTTTTAGTAGCTATTTGAAAGCCACCTTCAGAACGTACCGGTCCTGAAAAAGTAGTTGATGCCATAATTTTCTCCTTTGTATAGCGTTCGTTATGTAGTCTCTATACCGTCTGCCTAGCCAGTCTACATAATAATTTTTTCTAGGTTGTTTATATTATACATAAAAAAAGGGGCGATGTGAACACCGCCCCTTTTCAGTAATACTGATTAGTATTTATTAACTAGTTGGTAAATTTCCGTTACCAAAAATACATCTTGGATCAGAGAATCCAAAAGAGTATCTTTCTCTAGCTTTAAATCTCATGTTGCCAGTATCGAAGTCACCTTCCATCGCTGTCTTAATTGGTGATCTAACGAACATTTTTAGTCCATTAGGAATATCAGTCAATAAGAAGTATGAATCAGTGTCAGTTAAAAAGTTATTAACTCTGTAACCTTCTGGTACCATACCCATATTAGCGATAGCATTGATGTCATTATCAGCAGTTCCAACTCTCATTGGAGACTTCATGATTCTCTCAGCAGTAAATTGTAATTCTTTTGGAATTATCATTTTTCTACCTGAAGCAGCAATTTTTAGACCTCTTTCGTCTACAAATCCTGCAATGTCAATCAATGATTGCTCAAGTGAAGTTTCGTTAAGATCTGCAGCAGTTGCAAGAACGTTTGAGAAAGTACCACCTGTTGCTAATGGGTGTGAAGCATTAATTAATGATACTCCATCTCCACCAGTTACTGTAGTTACTTGCGCATTGTTCAATACGTTAGCAGCTTTAACTTGCTTCGTGTTAGCCATAGATCTTGCAAGAGCTCTTGTGTATCTGCCCGCAAGTCTATCGTATAGGTTGTCCTCGATTGCTTCCTCAGTGATAGAGAATGCTAATGCGATTGTTTCGTGGTTGTATCTAGCTGTGAAAGTTTCACCTGCTTGATCGAACACTACTCCAGCACCTTCTTGTTTAACTGGTGCAGAAGCGAAACCGCTTAACATTACTTCCTCTTCGAAAGCTCTGTCAGATGTTTCAGTAGTAAAAATTTCAGCATGCTGATTTTCATATCTACTGTATTCCAGGCCGAATAAAGCATTCAAACCTGGCTCTAGTTCTTTAACTAGTTGTGATCGTGATATTGCCATAGTTATTCTCCTCTATTATAGGCCTGTTCCACTTCTGTAGAAGTGGTTGTTGATTCTAACAAGAATGTTAGCATTTGATGTCGAAGTATCAGAATTATCTGGGTCCTGCGAAATATCAATTGCTTGTATCGGTAAAGTGTTAGTTGTATCACCAGTTGAGTGATCTAACTGACATTTAGATATTCCTGTTTGTGTTACACCTGTAGTGTTTGTAACATCGTAATTACTGAACAGATTTGCTCTAGTAAAAGTCGAATCAGAGTCTACAAGAAACACTGCATCAGGGTCATCAACAACAAATGCTGTAATGTCACCTGCTGCAATACCACCTGGGTAGTAATTTCTGTATGTCGGCTTTTGAGTAGTTGGATCTGTGTAAAAACATCCGTTAAAAACGCCCACGATAGGCACAGTAGCACCAGTAGAATGTCTGTCAATGTTTCCAGTAGTTAATGGAATAACCATATCACCTTGGAAAATTGCAGTTGTATGTCCACTTGCAATTGTGTATCTATTTTGAGCTCCTACTAATGGTGTACCGTCTAACTTTCTGTACGGTCTTAGACCGAACTTTTCAAGTACGTTTGCCATAGTTGTTTTCTCCTGTTATGTTTATATTATCCAAGCTATCTCAGGTAGGTAATGCAAAAAAATTATTTTTTACGACTACCACCAAAGGTAACTCTAGACTGCCTATCAATATTGATTGGCATGTCCGGGTGTTGTTCCTTCATAAGATCTCGATCTATCGCGTCTGTTCTGTCTTGAGTAATTTTTCTAAAATACTCAGCACGACTTTTCAAAATCTCCTCCGGTATCCTTGCCAACACAAGGCCACCAATTCCGATTAAACCAGCATGTTTTCCTTCATGGATTACAGGATAATCATTTTGACCGATCTCACTTAAAATGGTTTCGGCTTTTACGAATTCCCAACCTTCTCTAAGTTTCTTAGATACATTACCTGGATCTTCGAAACCAGCGGTTGAAACCCTGATCCATCTGTGCGCATAACCTTGCGGTGCAGCTGGCGCATCCAAACTGGATGGTGGAGTCCAATCTTTTTTACGAGTTGCTTTTTCTCTCGTACTAGACTCGCGTGAAGTTTTGTAGTTTTCCATAATTAAGCTCCTTCCTTCACGTATTTTGCGTATTCCTCTAGTGGCACCCCTAATTTCTTAGCGATAACTACCTGTGATTTGGTGAGTTTCACAGACTTGCGTCCACCTGATCTACGACTCACAGAAGCTACGTTTTGGACGGGTTCTCTTGTAGCCTGTTTAACTTCAGTCGTATCCTGAGCAAATTTCTGAGGGAAATACTCCTTCATACGTTTGTTGATTTGATTATAGTATTCATCACTCTCTGCGTCAATTCCCTCCTGCAAAAGGTCTTCGTGTATTCCCATAGCAGCAGAAGTTAATACCCTATCAGAGCCAAACCATTCATTATCCTCAGCCCATTGTTGAGCTCTAGCACTTATTCTTGGTTGTGGTGCATCTGGTTGAGCGACCTCTTGAGCAGATTGTGATTCTACTTCTTTTTTCCGAGACTCTTTGTCCTGTAGAGTCATAGAAACTTTTTCTTTCTCAACTGATAATTTTGTAAGCGTATCTTGTGCCTCTAAAATTGCATCAGTATCTTGAGTTTCATATGCTTGTTTTAATGCATTTTTTGCTTTTTCTCTTTCAGCATCAATTCTAGCATTGTATTCTTTAAGGTAATTGGTATCAGTCTCCTCATATTTATTTTGAGCAGTCTCATATTTATTTTTCAAACCTTTCGCATAATCAACGGCAGCTCTTTCTCTTCTTTCAGCTTCCTTAATTTGAAAAGTTAACCTTTTAATTCTTTTTTGAACTTTTTCAGAATAATCTTCTAAGTCAGAAGGCTCAGAATCTTTTTCTTCATATCTTTGTTCAAACTTAGGTTCAGCTTGTTTTGTTTCTTTCTCAGATTCTTTTACTTCCTGCAGAAGTTCCTTTGCAGTTTTTTTACCAGAAACATCTGTGTAACCTAAATCAACTTCTTCTTTTTGTTGAAATTCAGATGTGGACTCTTTTGGAGTTTCAACATCTATTACTTGATCATTAACACCATCAGTATCTAATTCAACTGATGGATTTTTTTCTTGTATGTCAGCCATTTTCTATCCTCCTTAATAATGGTGCAAAATATCAGCTGGATTAGAAATGGTAGAAATGACTTCATCATCATTCAATACCCTTACTTCACCACCTTCTATTTTGAATCTTGAACCTGCGTACCTACTAAAAATTACCCAATCATTTAGTTTGCA